ACGGCGAGCTGTGGCTTGATTTCAGACTCGCCACGGCTCAAGAGCGACGCGCCGGGCTGTAGCGTCCCGCTTGCGGTAAGGGTCATGCTGAAAAGCGCGCCGTCTGTTGTCGCGCCGGAATCATCAAAAGAAAATGATTGCGAACGGGCGAGCGTCTGCGTTGCGGTGAATGTGTCGAGAACATTCCCTGGGAGATCGTTGTATGTCTCGGCGCCTTGTGCGTTTGACGGATCGTTCAGCCATTGATATGTCACGGTCGAGCCTGTGACAGCGCCGTTAAATGTCCCCGATCCGCTAACAAAAAATTGATTGATCGGGCCAAGAAAATCGGTGTCGCCAACAGTGAACGTGATGTCAACCGGTGTGGTGTTATTGTTGATAACGCTCAAGCTCGATGTCGTGATCGTGTTGTCGCCGCCTTTGGTCGAAGCGCTGATCTGGCCGTTGACGGAGACGCCGTTGATGGTCTGATCGGCGAGCTGCAAGATGCCAATCGTGCTGTTCGTATCGCAGGCGACGTTGTTGTCCACGCACGTCGCGGTGGTGCCGCCGACATTGTAGGAAACCATCAGTTCGGCACTTGCCGGCGCCGCAGAAATAAGCGCGGCGAGGCTGGCAACGGCCGCTGGTATAATTGTGTTACGCATGGGTTCCTCCTGGTTAAAAAGGCTGCTCCGGGTCGTCGGCGCGCGGATCATCGGCGCGGACGAATTGACACTTGAGCAGGCGGGCCAATAAGTCTTCCTGGACCTCGGGCGTTTGCTCGCCGCCGGCCTCCAGCAGCTCGAAATGCGCGGCGAGGTCATGGATCAACTGTTCATCCATCAGATAGAAAAGCTTTTGCCGCCTCACGATTGGCCTCGCCTTCGCGGTGAAAACAAATGCGCGTGCAAGGGAGGAAGATCCTCCCCACGTTGTACCAAGCGGCCAATCTCGCGCACCGCATGCGTGTAGCTGCCGGCCGCGTCGGCTTCGAGTTCGGCTTGTGTAAGCGCGTTGCGCAGGGCCGTGATGACCGGTGTCTCGATCTTCGCCTCGCGCAACGGCACCTTGTGCCGGCGCAACGCTCCGAGAAACTCACCGAGGCTCTCGCACGTCTCGACCCAGCAGCCGGCGAGCTTCAACAGGCGCTGTGCTTCGGCCTGTCGCAGTTCGTGCGCGGTATATTTGCCGCTGCGAGCTTTGGCGCGAGACCAACCCGGACGTTTGAGTTCGATAAAGCCGCAGCGCCCGTTGCTAATCACAACAAAATCCGGGCACCCAGGAAGGATGCCCATACGATGAGCTTCAATCTTTTGCCATGTCCCGGTGCGTTCGTTGCGAACATGCAGAGCTATTGCGCCCGGCCCCAAACCGACCTTGCGCAGATATTCGGCGACCTGGAGGTGCACCGCCCGCTCGCTCGGCAGCGGCCGGCGCTGTCTGCCCGGCCTCGGGGGCAGCGTCCCGCCGCGACCCCCCGCGGGGGAGACAGCCGGATCTCGACCGGGCCGGGCAGGACGGGTCACGGATCGACTCACGATGCCTTTACTTCGTCAGGTCTCCAGATGCCGGCTTCGCGGATAAAAGCACCCCAGGTGAGTTCACGAGCGGGGCGTCCCACGGTGAGTTGTTCGACCACCCAGGCGGCAAACAACTCAGCTTCGGTGGCCTTGATGTTTGACCAGTGGAGCGAGGCGTTTGCATGATCCCGCGCTCTCGTGGATTCCGCCATAACGGCGTTCAGCGGTGCGACATCAGCTTCATAGAGATTGCGGGAATTATCGCGGATATGTCGGCTCGGTTCGTAATCAAACGCATCAAAGCCGGGAAGCACAATCTGACCGCTTGGCTCCGTACCACCGGGACGAGCCACAGCATCGAGCATCGCCTGCGCTTGTTTGCGTCGCGCCTTATCGACATCGAATGGGATGATCTCGACGAGCTTGTCGAGCAGCACGTCCTCATTATAGCCGCCGTCTGGGTTCGGCTCCATCATCGCCTTGGCACGGGCGATGGTTTCTAGCTGACGGCGCCGGAGGCGCGCGAGATCGATCTTCGGCATCAGATAATTCCCCTCTTTTTTAACAGCGCAAATGCTTCGCGCAGTTGATGTTTCTGGTCTTTATCAAGCGTGACTGGTTCGCCTATTTCACAGGCAGTTATCATTGCGGCAACATGACCTACGAATGTCGGCACAATGTCTTCTGCCGCATCCTGGCCTTGCTCGATCGCAACACGCCTCTTGCGCGCCCGCTCGTCTAGTTCCGCCAAGCCGGCCGCAAGCGTAAGGGTGCCCTCGACCACGAGAGCGGCGACATCAGGCACCTCGGCCTGCAACCGGGCGAGTTGTGCTTCTTCGGATGTTGCGGCTTGCTGGCGGCGTTTTGCTTCGTTGAGTGCGTCACTAAACGGCTTGGTGCCTAGGCGGACCACATCCACCAAGTCAGGATATGGAACTATCTTTCGAGCATCGTTCAAAAGATCGTAGCTAAAAGATGGAGAGCCTCCATCTTTTTTAGCCGCATCAATTTGAGCTTTTGCGGGATCGACGTTTCCCCTCCCCCGTACAGGTTGGGGATAGAGGATCGCCAACGCTATCGCCTTTTGCCCCTTTGTCAGATCACGCCGAGCAATATTCTTCGAAACGACATAGCCAATCGGATCGACGCTTGGCGGCAACCGCTCGAAGCGCGGCTCGACGCCAGCCAGCCGACAGGCTTTCAGCCGGTTCCGACCATCGATCAGCATCTCGCCCGCGGCATCGAGCATGATCGGGTCGAACAAACCCTTTTCCGCGATGTCGTAGGCCAATGCCTGTAGCTCGTCCTCGGCGAGCATGCGGAATGCCTGCGCGGCCGGATGGACCGGATATTCGTCTTCTTCCGGCTCCAGGTTGAGCGGCAGCGGTACGTCGTCGATAGGCATCGTCATCCCCGCCCGGCGCCGGGGGAGCGCCTGATGCCGGCGTTGGCGGCACCGTCGCATGGCGACCGGGCAGGGATCGGGATGTCGGCGGGCCAGGGGAGATCAGCCGGCCAGTGCGCGGCGAGCCAGCAGGCGGCGCGCTCCAGCGTGCGCACGGTGCAGGTCTTGCCGGCGGCGAGGCGGGTAAATACCTTGTCGTTGTTGGCCGCCTTGACGCCGATCGTGACCAGCGAGCGGCCGACATGGTCGCTGTAGGCGCGCGCCAGGCGCAGCAGATCGTCGGCCGAGAGGCTCATGCCGACAATTTTCGAGAAAATTGACCCAGATGTAAATCGAGAGTTTGCCGCGGTGATACAGAAAATTTTCGGGAGTACCGCTATCTGTGCTAGTTAACTGCTCTGATGGACAAGACCGAACGCAAGCACGCGCTGGCCTGGGATGATGATGCGTTCCGCGCTCGCGCGGCATTGCTCGCCAAAATGCAGGGGCGGCCGCTTGACGAGGTGTGCATCACTGCCGGTCTGGCGCATGACACGCTAACCAAGACCGTGCGCAAGGGGCGCAACATCAGTACGATCTTTGCGCTTGCCCGCTCGTTGCACGTCGAGCCGAGCGTCCTTATGTTCGAAAGCCCCGGCGCGTCTGCGCCGCAGTTCGATTCGGGAGCATTACGCCGGCTCGCTTTGTTGGCCCACGTTGCGACGCATCTTTATCTCTCGCTTGGTCAGACCTTGCCGACGCAGAGCCCCGAGATCGAGCGCATCATGCGGCTTATTATGTCCATCATCGAGGCCGGCTCAGCAACGCCAGAACCGCCCGCAGCGGCACCAGATCCATAAACACGAGAGGCGCGAGCAGGATGCCGTCGGTGTCGGCCCACGCGGTGCCGTTCCACCGGCCGATCGTCCAATCTTCGCCGTGAAGACCTGGCCCTAACAGACAGGGACCATACTCCACCCCCGGCGTGACCGGCGCCTCCGAGATCGGCCGACAGAAGATCGCGTCTCCGGTTGCCACGCTGTTGCCTCCTTAGCGCTCGATTTCAGCCGCTTTTCTTGTCTGTATCAGTTGCAACCGCATCCTAACCGCTCGGTTCCGCCGCTCGCAGCCTATATCGAATTTGATACGAATTAAGATTAAATTCTAGAAAACCGGCGCTTCGGGTGGCACACTGCGCAGTCGTAGCTCGCGCGAGGGCGCCATGCTGGAAGGCTGTCGAAGGACCGATTATCCCAGCCTAGAGCGCCGCCTCCTTGGCGCCAGCAACGCGATCGACTGGCCGCTGTACCCGCGCGGCCTGATGGCACGCCTGTGTGTTGGCGAGGCGGCCGTCGTGGCGCTGATTTCGCTGGTTGTGTATCTCCTGCTGGTGGCGCTGCCGTGATTACCCGCCGTTTTTCTGCCCGGGCCGACGCGATCACGCTGCGCATCCAGCCGCTGCTCGCCGGCCAGGGGTCGGTATTGCAGGGTGCGGTCATTGCCGATTTGTGCGCGATCTGGATCGCCGGGCACCGCTGCAGCGATCCCCAGGAGGAGCGGCGCATCCATGAGGAGCTGATCGCGCTGCACGCCGATTGCGTGCGGCAGTTGGTGGAAATGTATGTGCGGGAGCGAAATGAACGATGAGTAGAGAAAGAATATATACCTCGCACCATATGGATATAGCCGAGTCGCTTTTTACGCACGGTGAGCGCACCGCAATATCGTGGTCGGATCGCGCGGACATCGCCGAAGCGCTCACCGCTGCCGCAAAATCTGGAAACGACGGTTATCATACGTTTGATGAACTATATGAGCATCGACACGCGCTATTTATCGCTCTGTGTCGCGAGCTTATTGGTTTTCCGATTTGGCGTAGTCGGCAGCATCATGACGGCTCGACCTATGATGGTTGGTTTATAATGGGGATTTGCTCATTGCCGGGCGAACAGATCACATATCATCTGCCTGAGCGGCTTTGGACCGAAGCCTTTTTTGCGACACCGCTCGACCGCGCGCCGGAATGGGACGGGCATACATCAGAGGACGTGATTCGGAGGCTGTATGTCCTTGCTCGGCGACGTGGGTAATATGGTGCAGATGTATATGAGGGAGCGGACTTAACGATGGCTGATAAATCGTACCGGCTGCGCGTGTGGGCGCGGCAGATTTTGCTGCAGACATCGGGCGACGTGAATGCCGCGCTGCCGCATCTCGACCGGCAAATTATCGAGGCCGACGATGCAGCCCTGGAACGGGCGCTGACCGCGACCTATCGCGAGTACGCGCTGCGGGCGCTCTTGAACAGCAACCTGACCGATCTTGAAGAAGAAGGCGCTTTGCCGACGCAGCGGGAGGCGCCGCCAGAGCCAACGCGGGAGGCGAAGGCGAATACTTGGGCACACGAGCGTGTGCGGGATATGGACGAGCGCCGCAAAATGGAGGTCCGCAATTACCTCGACAGTTTCCTGGTGAACGGCGAGCCGATCGGCGATCTGACGCCGGAGACTGTCCTGGCGCGTGCCGACCTGCACGAGCGCGACGCGCGGTTTATGCGGTTGATCGCGTCCGGCGTGCCCCTGGGCCACCGCATCCGCGAGTTCGTGACACCGCAGGAGGCGGCAGAGCGCTGGCAAATGGCGCATGAGCCGCCCGCGCTGTCTGTTGAGCAGGAGCGGCAGGCCGCACTAATGCGGCTGCTGACGCTCAACCGCACCCTAACGGAGCATGAGTACCTCGCCGCCAAGGCGCGCGTCGAGGCACTGCAGGCACAGCCAGACCGGACGCGCATGGACGAGCTGGAGCAGGATTGCCTCGCGCGCATTATGAGCGAGTACGAGGACGCGCAGCGTTGAGCGACGGTCTGCGCCGCGAGAATGTCGCGATCGAGGGGATCAGCGCCTGGCTCAATTGGCGCAAATACCACGTCACGGCCTCGCGTATCGGGGCGCTGTTCGACGCGCACCCGTACCTGAGCAGGGAGCAGCTTGCCGGCGAATTGCGCGGCGTGAGCACAAAAGGCGACACGCCGGCGATGCGCAGGGGCCGGATACTGGAAGCGGCGGTGATCGAGGCGCTGCGCGAGGAGCATCCCGATTGGCGCATCGAACGCGCGCGCGATTATCACTTTTTGCCCGAGCACAGGCTTGGCGCGACTCCCGACGCATATCTGGACGACGACGGGCTGATCGAGTGTAAGACCGTGCGGCCGGAGATCTGGGAGCGCTGGCACGGGCAACCGCCGCTTGCCTACACGCTCCAGCTCCTGACGGGATTGATGTGTACCGGGCGCACACGCGGCGTGTTGGCCGTGATGGTCATAGCCGGCGACCACCCGGTGTACGAGTTCGCGGTGCCGCGCCACCCGGCCGCCGAGCAGCGCATCATCGAGGCGACGGCCGCATGGTGGCGGCAGTACGACCAGGGTCTTCTCGCCGCGCCAGCCGACGCCGCCGAGCTTGAAGCGATGCTGGACGACGGCAGCCAGCTCGATTGGAGCGGCAATGCCGAGATGCGGCAGCTCCTCGAAGAGCGGCGAGACCTAAAGAATGAAATTAGCCGGCTGACGCAGCGGCTCGGCGAGTCCGAATACAAAATCAAGAACAGCATCGGACCTGCAAGTACCGCATGGTTGCCGGGTTGGAATATAACGTTCCGCCGCCATCATCGCCGCGAGTACACAGTGCCGGCCGCTGAGGTCCGCACCCTCAAAATCAAGGAGATAAGCCTTGAGTGAGATTGTTGCCTATCGCCGTGGCAATCCGCCGGCGCTGGAATATAACCGCGAGCAGATCGAGCTGATAAAGAGAACGGTGTGCCGGGGCGCGTCCGACGACGAGCTACAGCTTTTCTTGCACCAAGCCCGGCGTACCGGCCTCGATCCTCTGAGCAAGCAAATCTACGCCATCCGACGGTGGGATAATGATCTCAAGCGCGAGGTCATGGCGTTTCAGACGTCGATCGACGGTTTGCGGCTGATCGCGGACCGGACAAACAAATATCGCGGCCAGCTTGGGCCGTTCTGGTGCGGGCCGGAGGGCAAATGGGTCGATGTGTGGACCGACAAAACGCCGCCGGCCGCGGCGAGAGTCGGCGTGCTGCGCGACGGCTTTACCGAGCCGCTGTGGGGCGTCGCGAGGTTTGACAGCTATGCGCAGCGCAACCGCTCGGGCGAACTCTCGCGGAACTGGAAGCAGATGCCGGACGTGATGATCGCCAAATGCGGCGAAGCTCTGGCGCTGCGCAAGGCTTTCCCTCTGGAACTTGGCAATGTCTTTGCCGACGAGGAGATGGCCCAGGCCGACCACCCGCCGTCGCCAGTGCCGCATGACACCCGCGCCGATCTGGACGCCTTTGCCGGCGTGCGCCCGCCGCAGCACAGCCTGCCGCACGCCGCGGTGCGCGAGGAGGAGCCGCAGGAGCCGCCGGCCGACGAGCGCCTCTTAGAGCGCGACGCCCGCGCGGCGTCCTCTCGCGGCTCCGAGGCGCTGCGCGCCTACCTTGCCGGTCTCGATGACGCGGCAAAAGAAACGCTCCGGCGGGTTGTGCCGGCCGGGACACTGACCCGGCTCGCGCGTCAGACCGACGCCGCGATGCAGGCTGCCGAGCCGGACGGAGAGCCGGTCGATGCGTTCGGATTGCCGGTCGCGCCCCTGAGGGATGAGGCTTGGTGGAGCGAGCGGAACCTGATCGTCGAAGCCGCAAACCCCCGCGAATTTCAGCAACGGATGCACGCGCGCATCCGAGAGGCGCGCACGGCGGAGGAAATCGAGCTGCTCCGCGCATCCAATGAGGCCATCGACGGCCTCGACCGAGCAACCAAAGAGGACGTGTTATCGGCGTTGGCCGATCGTGAGCGGGAGTTGAGAGCGGCCGAGGCAGGCGATGGCTAGAAACCGTATTGCCAATATCGACGCCTGCCGACGCTATCGGCAGAAGAACCCGCAGAAGGCGCGCGACCGCACACGCGAGTCGATGCAGCGATATAGACGGGAGCGCAGTGAAGAGGACCTCGCGAGATACCGGCTGCGCTATGCCCGAAACCCGGAGCCATTTCTCGAAAGCGTGCATGCTTGGCAGGCGGCCAATCCTGAAAAGCGACTCGAACATGGACGCAACCGCGCTAGGCGCGAGCGCGAGAGGACTCCACCTTGGCTAAATCCTGGCGAACTGGCCGCCGTCTATGAGCGATGCCCCGAGGGGATGCACGTCGATCATATCGTGCCGCTCGATGGCGTTACGGTTGAGGGCTATCCCGTAACCGGGCTTCATCTGCCCTGGAACCTGCAATATCTGCCGGCGCGCGTGAACCTGACAAAGCACACAAAGATGCGGACGGTCGATCACGCCACGATCGGCGAGAACTCTCGCCCCCAGCAACTAAGCCTTTGGGATGATTGATACGACCACGTGAACAGAAAGCGAAAGTTTCACGTGTGTCAATCGGTAGCAACCCTAACGCTACCGCCGCGACAGGAAGCAGAACTGCATGGCAATCGACACTATAGAAGATCGCCTCGCCCGCATCGAAGGGCGGCTAGAGAGCATTGAAAAGGAGATTGCGCGTCTTGCCAATCAGTTCCACATGCACGGCGCCATACTCCAACGCCTCGACACGGTGCTCCAGCGGCTGGATGCTGCTCTCACTGAAACGGACTAACGCCGCCGGGCCTTGCGCTTGTCCGAACGGACGAACTCCCGAGCGACGCGCTGCGGAATCCCTAGCCGTTTTGAGACGCTCCGGCTATGCGCGGCCGCTCGCATTGCGCGGGCTTGGCGCCTTGTTTTGCTCGGCAAAATAGCCTCCGTCGCTTATCGCGGATAACCAAACAGTAGAAACAACAAAAGCACCAGCAAGATAATTCCCACAATGCCGCCCGGCCAGTAATAGGCCGGGCCGGCATACCAGCCGCCGCCGAATGAGAGGATGACAAGCACGATCAGGATGATAAGTACAAGGCTCATCGCCGCCTCACGACCCGCACCCCGCTTGGGTAGTGCAGCACAATCTCCTCATCGCCCCCGCCGGATAACTTGCGTTTAATAAGCACAAGCCGCGCATCCACGTCTACGCTCAGTGCGCCGGCAATCTCCTGATACGTGCTCAGATCCACGACCGCATGATGAGTATCAAGTGCCTGCATAGCGCACCTCACAAAAAACCCGGCGCCGCTAAGCGCCGGGCTATCGTCTAGTCAGATCGCATACGTCCGAAAAGCCGCCGCGAGCGTCGCCCCGAGGGCGGCGCCTCTGGCTCCGGCGGCTCTACTACTTTTTTGGCCCGGCCGTTGTATCGCCCGGGTAGTAGCCCCAGCCGTACTGTTCATGAAAACTCCAGCTTGGCTGGCCCTCTTGCGGCGGCTTGATAAACCCGTTGTCGTCCCCGGACCCCCCCGGCGGCTCGGTCGGCGGCTGCGGCACGGGCAATGTATTGTCGGGATGACCAGGGCTCGGCCACACGCCCACGCCGCTTGGCGGCAATCCCTGATCCGGCCGGCCCGGCGAGGGCCATATCCCGACGCCTGCTGGCGGGAGGTCGTGGCCGGGCATCGGAGGCGAAACACCGCCCCAAAACCCAAGTCCGGGGCCGCCCGGCAGCGGTCCGCCGCCTACCCCGACGCCAGAATAAAACAACTCGCCGACAAGCGTGATATTGACTGCTGCTTGCGGAGTGACTCCAACACCGGACAGGTAAGCCTGCCCAACGAAGGTTGCGGGTATTGACGCCATGTTAAGTCCTTTCAAAAAGCGCCGGCCGCGGCGCTGCAATATGCAACCCCATCCCCTGCGCCCAGCGGCCTGGACGCAGCCCACCCTCTGCCGACCGGCGGAACGAGCAGGCCGGCATACTCGCTGTTACTCGCGGTCGATAAACAGATGGATATGCGCAACGCCGTCGCTGTCCGGGACAAGCGAGAAGGTCGCTTGAAGTATCTGCCCCGGCACGATCGGTTGTCCCGTCGCGCTTTCGGAATTGACGATTATCGTGACCGGCAGGTTGTTTGTAATATCGAGCTGGACGATCATGTTGGCCTCGCGCGCTAATGCCCCTCGATGCCGCGCTGAATGTCGTCGCAGCGGTTCGCGACGGAGATCAGCTTCCCATCATCGGTCAGCAGCAGGCAATTTGTTCCGCGCGCAAAGTGGTCCCGCGCCCGCGGCGCCCGCATGCTGACGATGTGCTGCGGTGCCACGAGTATCCGCTGGCCGTCCGGTCCGGTCAGAACGATCCAGGCGGCGACAAGTGTTGCCAGCACACCATCGGCCTACCGCGCCGCCTCCAATGCCTCCAGCCGCGCGGACAATTCTTTTACCGCGTTGATAAGCACAAACACCAGATCCGTCGGCGAATAGGATTTCAGCGTCACCGGCGTCGCCGGATCGTCATCATCACGCGCCGGCGGCGCATACTCATAATCGCGGATCAGCTCAGGCAGATAATCGGCCACCTCTTGCGCCGACAACCCGTAATGCACCGTCCCGTCGTCGGTCGTGCCGTATTGCCCGTTCCAGGAGAATGCAATCGGCGTTAGCCCACACAGCTCCTTCAGACCGCGGGGATATTCCACGACCTCACGTTTTAGTAACGGATCGGAAATCACCGCCCAGGTCGAAGAAGCCGAGCACGCTCCGGCCGTAGTGATGGCGATCCGGGTCGCCGCAGCGGTGCCGTCAAAGACGTTGTAGGAGCCGTCGGCGGCAACATAGCTCACCCAACCCCTCGTCCCGGTTACGGTAAAATACACCCCACAAGCAGTGCCGCTATTCGTTGTTAACGACAGATTGCCCGTCCCGGCATTGATTGTCAGCGAGCCATTCAGCGTCGTGCTGGCGCCAATCGTCCCGCCGCTCGCGGCCAGTGCGTTGAAGGCGGCGCCGGCAGTTACCTGTCCCGAGCCGCCGCTGGCGATCGGCACGATACCGCTCAGATAAGACTGATTGCTCGCGGCGGTGACGCGGCCCTGCGCATCAACCGTCAATCCCTGATAACTGCCCGGCGTTACCGAGGTATTGGCCAGGCTCAGCGTCACATCGCCGCTCGAGCCGCCGCCGCTCAAGCCAACACCGGCGATAACCGCCGCGATGTCGCCGCCGGAGGCGACGGAGCCGCCGACCCACTTGCCCGACGAATAGGCCCAGCTCATCGCGCCCGAGCTGAACACCTGACCTTCGGTAGGACTAGCCGGGAAATCCAGTGCCATTGCGCTGCGCCTCAAAAATAGGTGATGACGTAGGCCGAGCCCGCGCCGCCGTCGCCGCCGTTGCCCTGAGTGGGAGTGCCCCCGCCGCCGCCGCCGCCGCCGCCGCCAGGGACCGCGCCGTTGCCGCCCTTGCCGCCGGTGCCGCTCGTGTTCGCGCCGCCGCCGCCGCCGCCGGTGCCGCCGCGGGTGCTGTTGCCGGCGGTGCCGTCACTGCCGACTGCCCCGGTTGCTGCTCCTGCCGCGCCGCCGCCTCCCGCTGAGACGGTCGTTACGTAGGTGTTTACGCCGCCGCCCGCGCCACTTGTGCCGGCGGCATTGCCGGTCGTGATGCCGCCGGCGGCGCCGCCACCACCCGCGCCGTAAAGCGATGGACCCGCCGCGGCACCGGCCCCGCCGTTAGCGGCAGAGCTGCCGCCGCCGCCGCCGCCCCATTCGGCTCCCATCTGCGACGCGCCGCCGCCGCCGCCGACACCGGGCAGTGTGCTCGAAGTGGTCGGTAGACCACCGACTGCCGCTGCGGTGCTGCCAGCGTTTCCTGGGCCACCACTGCCGCCCCCGCTGCCACCTGACGAGCCCAGAGTGGTGCCGCCGCCTCGGCCGGCGCCCCCGCCGAACGAAGTGAACCGCGTCCCGAACGCCGTGTTGCCTCCGGCGATCCCGTTGCCGGCACTGGTGGTCGCACCGCCACCTCCCGCGCCGATCGTCACCGTCTCCGATACGCCTAAATCCGCCGCTGCGAATGTGCGGATTACGCTCGCGCCGCCGCCGCCGCCAGAACCGCCGCCCCGCGCGCTTCCGGCTGCCGCGCCCACACCAGCGCCGCCGCCGCCGCCGCCGCCGTACAAAATGACCGTCACCGCAACCGCGCCGGCCGGCTTTGTCCAGGTCAGCGTTCCCGCAGTCGTATAGGCGTCAATTTGAGTGGCACTGGCGCCCGTTGTTGCCGGCGCGCTGTTCGCCTGAATCCACGCGGAGCTATCGGGGTCCGTGTAGTAGACGAAGAGCTGCCCCACACCTACCGCGGAACACCACCACAGGTCGCCCGCTACGGGAGCCGGCGATGTTGGCGCGGTGTCCGATACCGTGACCCTGGCGCCCCCGGTCGCGACCGTCGTCCAACTCGGGTTGCCCGAGCTGCCGCCGGTCTGCAATAGCTGGCCCGACGTGCCCGGCGCCAGTGCCTGCCAGGCGGATGCGCCCCGGAACAGAATCGATCCGCGCGCTGACGAAAACACGGCATCGAGCACCGCCGAAACGGTCTGCCCGGTGGCTGTCGCGGTGCCGCCCGTCAGGTTCGCGAGCATGTTTAAGGAGGCGATCGGTGCGCCCGTCACTGCTGCGGCCCAAGCCGGGTTCGCTGCCGAACCGCCCGAGGTCAGCACTTGGCCGTTCGTCCCCGGTCCCAGCGCCGCCCAACCTGTGGCGGCGCGGTAAAGAACTGAGCCCTGTGCCGAACCGAGGATTGCATCGAACAGCGCCGACAACGCGGTAGGAGTCGGCGCCGTGCTGCTGCCGGAGATGTTGGCGAGCAGCGTTTGGTTAGCAACAGATGCGAGCGACACGCTGCCGGAGCCGGTGATCGGCGCGCCGCCCGTGCTGATCCCGCTGCCGGCGTTGATGCTGGTCACGGTGCCGCCGCCGGCCGGACTTGTCCAGATAAGGTCGGCGCTGGCGCCCTGCGATGTGAGCGTCTGCCCGATAAGACCGGGCGCCAGGCTGACCCAGCCGCCGATTGTGCGGGTCAAAACGCTGCCGCGAGCGTTGCTCAGCACAACATCCAGAAAGGCCGACAGCGTGTGCGGCGTCGGCGGCGCAGACGCGCCGGAGATATTCGACAAAAAATTCCGATCCGGCACCGGATCGAGCGAGACGGTGCCGGTAGCGACGATCGGCCCCGCGCCCGTGCTGATCCCGGTGCCCGCCGTGATGCTGGTCACGCCCGAGCCGCCCGGCGCCCACGCGGGGTCAAGGCCGGGTCCGTTGGTTTTTAAAAACTGGCCGGAGGTGCCGGGCGGCAACACGGTCCAGCTTGTGCTCGACCGATAAATGATCGTGCCCGCGACCGTGCTGGTGAACACATAGTCGAGGTAATCGCTTAAATGCGTCGGTATCGCCGGCCCGGTTACGGTCGAGGCATTTGCCATCATCGTGCCGGGGCCGGATGTCATCCCGGCCGGCAGCGCATCGACGTATGCTTTGTTAACGACATCGCCCGGATTGACCGGCGCGGCCATCCCGGTGATCGAGCCGCCGGTGATCGCGACGTTAAATGGCTCCTGGAACGCCAGGTCGCCAAGATGCCTGTTTGTCCACTTATACCCGATCCCGCCGTCGTGGTACGTCCACACCAGCGCGTCGCCGACCGATTCGACAGGGTCGATATAAACGTCGCTAAGCCCACTCAAGCTCGCGTCAACGCTGCCGAACAACTGCAACCAAACGAGCGTGCCGCCGATTTCCTGGTTGATGTCGAACGTGGCGCCGGACGTATGGCTGACCTGGCACATAAAAATGCCGGTGAACTCCACCGATATGACATCGAGCGCGACATAATCCGCGCCAGCTTCCCACTCGCCGCGCCAGCGGAAGGAAAGCACCGGCAGAGTAAATGGGCCGAGCACCGTGCCGTCGGTCAACGAGATATACATCTGCGTACCGGAGACGGTGATGCTGGCAATCCCGACCGGCTGCGCCGGGTTTGTTTGCAGCGCTACGATAGCTTCGGCGAGCGACCAGAAATTCGTATCGACTTCGCTCGGCTGCAGGTTTGCACCCTTGCCTGATCCCCACGGTCCCAAGGTGCGATAGGTGATGTCCACTAGCAGCAGCCCCCGAGGTAGTTATGCGGGTCGAGCGCGTGCCGGTGCGTCGGCGGCTCGGCGCGGTAGCGTAACGGCGGCGGCACGGGCGGCGGATGCAGCGGGTCATTGATGCTGCCGGGCATCGGGTAGACCCACAATGAGTTGATATTAAAAAACGTACCCCAGCCCGGCGGTTGCGGCGGCAAGGCACCCACGGTTGTAAACTGGCAGTGCGCCTGCACTGTCATGTGCGGGTAACGCACGGTTTCCCACGGCACGGCAGACGTTCGCATCACCTCGACCATGAACATTGGCGGGTAATACTCCGTATCGACGTTGATGAACGGGATCGTCGCTTGCGCGCCGTTTATGATTTCATCGGCGGGCGGCGGATCGGACAGCATATTGCCGAACAGTTGCGGGTTTGTATTGCGCCATATCTTGTACCTGGAAACGGCGCCGGGATAACCCGATATTCCTAGCCAGGTCAGCGTCCATTTCTCGGGTGACCCCCACACATACGGACGGATGGTTGCCAGTCCCATTGTGACGTAATCTTGGAAACAGGGGAAATACATCCACGGCTTGTCTGCGTCATGACCGAGATTGCTGTCGGGAATGTGCATATACATATTAGCGACCCACAGCGTGTAGACGCCGCTGAAACCTATCGGTGCGCCCGGAACCAGGCCATTTTCAAACATGCCGCAATAGGCGTAGGGATCGCCGCCAGTGTCAGGCGGGCCGCCGCCATTGTTCTCTTTGAAATGCACCGCAATGATTTCATCGCCGGGAAACTCGGTATAGGTATTTCCGCTATCGCTCATGAAGCTGCGGCTGCTGGCCGCGTGTTTGGCTTATAGGTGATCTCGTGCTTGCATTGCTCGTCGGTCGTGTTGTCGCCGGCAAATTCCATGTCCATTTCGAACTCGGCCAATGCTTCACTCGTACCAAAGGCAACGCCGCTCATCTGGTCCCATTCGCTTGCACACTCGTTTTTGTGCTTGTTATTCAGCTTCATCTTGCTGGCGCGCGCCACGTCAACCCAATTCTCAGGTTCGTTGTCTTGAGTGATCCGCAAGACGTTGGTCTCGCGCTCGAACTCGGTCTCCTTGCTTGAGCAGCATTCGACATTCGTGCCGCTGCGTGCCGGCACGATCTTGCCGTCGGAAGTAGCGCCCCACGTCAAAGTGGCTCGCTCTTTGGTAGCACCGGGGGTCGATGCAATAATCGTGCGACCGAGCGCCCCAGGACTTTGGTAGGGTCTAACAAAGCTCTCAAACGGCATCAGGCTGCTTTCCCGTCTGGTGTGTTGTGCAAGCTCCAGGAAACGCCGCATTCCGAGCTTGTCGAATTGTCGCCGGCAAACGCCATGTCCGCCTCGAACTCGGCAAGCGCCTCGGACGTACCGAGAGCGACGCCCGACATCTGGTCCCAATCGGAAATGCAGGAGCTTTCTTCGCGCTGCTTGAATTTGAGCTTATTGGCGCGTTGGAAATCGACACGCTGCCCGGCAGAGGGGCCACCGTCCGGCGCCACGACCGCCACGTCCTCGAAATCGCTGTCTTTGTGGTCGCTCTGCTTGCTTGAGCGCTTGCAGCATTCGACGTTCGTGCCTGAGCGCGCCGGCGTTATCTTGCCGTCGCTCGTGCTGCCCCATGTGAGCCTCGCTCGCTCTTTCGTGGCGCCGGGAGTGGCCGCAATGCGGATGCGACCGAGCGTGCCGGGCGATTGATACGGCCGAACAAACCCCTCAAATGGCACGGGAGCGGCTCGCCGCGGCTGACAGGTCGAGGCCTTTCGGCAAGGCCAGCATGCTTACCGCCGGATAGAACGAGGTGTGAAACTCGGCACCGGCAACCGGCACAAGATCAAGCGTCACGGTGGTCTTCATCTTGACCGCAGCCGAGATTGGATCGCCGTCGGTCGGCGCCTGCTTGCGTTGGTACTGGCTCAGCACGTCGAGTTGTTCGATCAGCCCGTCCTTCACCCAGCAGGCGTTCACCGCGGTATCGACCGTAAGGTTTGTCAGGTCGATGCCGTCGTCCTGGATCGCGAACTGGTCGAGTGACTGATAGTAAAGCTCTGCATCAACCACCGCGTCCTGGCCGCCGTCGATCACTTGCCAGCCATCGGCGACATAATCGGTTTCGACGTAGGTTTCCTCGCCGATCGTGCCCGAAGACGCCGCGCCCGTGCCGATGGGCACGCCGATGACGAACTCGCCGAGCATGACGCCATCGGCGACGGTGAGCTTGTACGACTTGACCTTGCCTGTAGCGCGGCCGCCGGCAATGCGCCGGTCGCTGAGCGTGACGCTGTTGCGCAAAGTGATTGTCAGCGCCGTGCGCCAATCGACGGCAAACGCAATCTCGATGGCGCGGGACTTAGCGCGCATCTTGGCCCGCGCTTGCAGCAGCAGGTTTTCGAAGCTCGATGCGCCGCGGTCGGTCTGAAAGTAGCTCGCCTTCGTGAGCGAGCCGATCGGCACCTCGCCGCCGGCATCCACGCCTTGCCCGACATATTGCGACGTGAGGCTGACATCCTCCGCGTCGGCATCTGCGGTGTCGGTCAGCATGCGCTGCACATTAGCTGAGACGACCGCCGCCACCGTCTCGGTGCGCCGCCGGTCGGCCCGCCATTGCAGCACCATCCGCACTTTGTAGATCGAGATCGGGAAACTCGCCTCGTACTGCCCATAACTCGCGGTATAAGCCGCGACCGCGTTCTCCTCCACGGTGCTATCCGCGGAGGTGGCCGGCTTTTGTTGGCCGGTAAACCTCACCGTGTAATTTGTTTGTCGGAACGTGCCGTTTTGAACCGAGTCTTCGATATAGCACAGCGGTTTGCCGCTGCCGTCATTGCGTGTTGTCAGGCTCCAGCCGCCGCCGATGCTAGCCCCTGGCTTCGGCCAGTCCGATTTCAGTCCGTCGCCGTTGACGGTGCTAATCAAGCCCCCGCCGCCGCTGTCGCCGTGACGCAACGGGAACGATGTCCTATAGGGCGATCCCGCATTTGCGAAGGCGTTCACAAGCCGCTGCGTTACCTCAACCGTGCCGTCACCACGTTGCTGCCATTCGACCGTGCCCGAAACGGTAACGGCAGTCAGCGGCGCATCCCCAACGGTCAGCGAGAAGGCATCGTAGAATGCGTCGCTTTCATCTATCGAGACGATGCCGTCCTCGCCGTCGAGGATGTCGCTGGCGGACAATTCCAGCGTGACCCGATCGACGTGCCACAGCGCGGAGTAGGTTTCGAGCACCGTGTCCTGCGACACGTCCGCCGCCACCCAGATCGGGTCCCAATACGGCAGCGCCTTCATGTCGTCGACAAGCGCGGACTTCTGCGCCAGGTAATCGTCCGGCCTCGCCCGGAACTGCAATGTTACGACCTCGCCCACAGCCAGACTCGGCACGCCGACAAGCTGACCGTTGAACAGCGGCACGAGGTCCGGTGTGCCACTGCCGTCCGCTGTCCACGCCTGATCCCAGGATAGCCAGCACCACAGTTGCCGCCCGAGCGCGAGAAGCCCCACGTTCGGATTGCGCAGCTCGATGTCCAACGTCGCGAACCCGCCTTCCTCTTGGCTGATCGTGACGCTCAGCACCTCTTCGTCAAAGCGGTTATGCACGGCCGGGTCGAAGTCAACGTCCGGTGTGCGCGGCCCTGTGATGGTCAGGAGCGCGCCGATCTCGGCCGAGGTCGCTGGCTGTTCAAGCACGAGGCTCGTCGCCGTCGCCGGGCTGTCGGGCGCAACAAACGTCGTGCCGACCGGAATGCCGTTGCCGGCGATGTTGTAACGCAAGCCCGGCACGAGGTCCGCCAGCACGCCCATCGGGATGCTGGTGATGCTGTACCAATCTTGATCGGCAAACCCGGTGATGTTGACCGGCACCTCGCCGGAGCCTGATGCGGTCACGTCTTGCTGCACGACGGCATCATCCACCAGCGCGTAAATGTACATATCCACGTCCGGCGACGCGCCGTCGTAATCAATGAGCGCACCGGAGACCAGCATCGTCTCGTCGGCGACCGTGCCCTCGTCATCCGGCGGCGGCGCCAGCGTGTTGCCGATGAAAGTGCCGTTCACTTGATACGTACCGGCCGGCAGATCGAGATCGGCCGGCAATGTGATTGTGGCGCTGTCCAGCGTCGTTGTCGCCGAGATCGTGCCGAACGACACGGCCTTGGTGAGTTTGTAGGTGGCCGATGTATAGGTGCCGGTCGCCGCAGCCGAGAGATTGATTGTGCCGGTCTCGCCGGACAGCACCGAGTTGTCGTAGATAAACAGCGTGTCGTCAGCGACACCGGCGCCCGCGATGCCATAGAGCGCGTAGCCGTCCAGATCGACGGCCGGCGCGAGATTAAAGAGCTGCTGTAAGCCGGTCTCGACCGAGCCGGTGGCGGTCAGTGTCAATATCTGCCCGCCATGGGTGTTGCCGGTCGTGGAAATGAGCACCTGCTCCTGGATCGTGCCGCCGCACCAAGCGAACGAGAACGGGCCCGGCACGTTATATTTCCTCCAGCGTCAGCGACCAGGTGTATTGCGCCTCCCACTCGGCGCGCTCGCTCTGGTACTCGACGATGCGGCACTCCATCGCCGGACAGTAGAAAGTATAATCGCCTTCGACCCGCACCGTGCCTGGTACGGCTGAGCGTCCGGCCGAGCCGGTCGCGGTGTGATAGGCTAGCTCGACGTGACAATAAACGCTGACCTGCATACCCGGCCAGATTCCATCCAGGGCCGGGGGCTGCTGATCTTCCCCCGACGCGTCCAGCCGGTATTTGCGGAACTGCGGCGCGCTAATATCCACGAGCGTCCCGTTGACGGTGCGGCGCAAGAGCGCGTCACCCTGTGCCACCGCGATCGGCGCTAGTGTGCCTTTGAGGCCGCGCACCGCGTAGGGCGGCAGATCAGGCCCGGCGACCCCCGGCAACGAGATGTCGAACACTGTATTGCGCCCGGCCGGCAATGCTGGCATCAGCGCCCGCCCGGTGTCCCGCCGTACCAAGACGGCTTGGTGCCGGCCGAGCGCAGCGCATAGCGCCGTGCCTCGTGTGCGAGCGATGAGACGACATCCGCGCCGCCGCTCAAGGCAAAGGACTTGCCGCCAAGGTGCAGATGCACCGGCGTCCCGCCGCCGCCCGTACCCGCCATGACCAGCCCGCCGGCGGCATAGCGGCCGCGCGGCAGGTGGCTGCCGCTGCCCCGATTCAGCATCGACAGAAACGGCACGCCGAGCTGCGACACGATCGAGCGGCGCATGACGAACTCGCCCGGCGTCAGCCATGCCGGGACGGTATCGCCATTGCCGCTGCCGGGGACGACGCCGCCGGCAGCCATGCCGGGCGCGGCTTGCGATGCCGCTGATGAGATTGCCGCAGCCGCGCTGTTCAATGCGTCCGTTAGAGCGGTCAACGCCCCGGAGAACGCGCTCGTTTGCTCGCTCGCACCCTCCATCGAACCGGCAACCGATCCGGCGCTTTGTTCTAGTGCATCGAAGCCTGGAGCGGCGGTGCCTGATGATGCTTCGCCGCCGAACGGTGCCGGCGCCCCGCTGAAGGCGTCCCGTATCGCTTGCGCCAGCGGCGACACCGCACCTGGTGCTGCCGTGCCCCCCGACAACTCGCCCCCGAACGCCATCGGTGCGTTCTTCGCTGCGTCCGCGGCGGCCGAAATGCGATCGTCTACCGCTTGCTTGAACTCGTCAGATCGCGCGCGGAACGAACCCGGCGCTTGCTCTGCCGCCTTGTCCGCCGCCGTCGCCGACTTTGTCTGTGCGGCCGATGCCTTGTTCGCCGAACCTGTAACCGCGTTCAGCGCTGCGGCCGCGCCAAATCCCGCCGCTGTTGTCGCGTCAAGAGCCGTTTTGACATCCACCCAGCGGTTGCCGCCAGGTCCCGTGATCCCCTGACCGATCGGCATCTTCGCGCCGGTTGCCATGTCAACCATCTCCGGGTTGACCTCGTCAAAGGTGCCGGTCGGCACACTGCGCATCATCTCGTGCCAGTTGGTGTCGCGCAGCTGAAGCGGGACTTCAAGCAACTCGCTCGGCGTCATCTGGTTGAATGGTTTGTTTACCGCGCCGCTCCTCGCGTGTGCTACCGCCGGTATTGTCATCGCGCTGTTGGCAAATTCCGGCAGCTTTTGGGCCTGTTCGGCAACGCCTGCTGTCGCCGCACCGAGGGCCGCAGTCTGCGCGGTCGTGCGCTGCGTCAGGTCGCGCACCTGGTCGGCGGACGTCGCCGCGCTCCTCGTGTTCTTGTTCACCTCGCTCATGTTTTGCGCGGTGGCGTCCGTCGCCGGCACCGCCTGCGTCATGCTGTCGGTGAATTTCTTACCGGCCTCGGTGCCGCTCAGCAGATACGCCACGACCGCACCGACGGCCGCAACCAAGGCGCCGAACGGGCTGCGGATCGCCGCCGCGCTTAGCAGTAGCCATGCGGTCTTTGCGATATTGATCGCCGTCGTCAGCAGGCCGAAGACGCCGACCAGCTTGAACAGCATCAGCGACATTGCGATGCCTTTGCCGGTCCAATTCGTCCCGAACATATTGTTTACTGACGTGGCAATAAGATCCAAGCCCTTGGCGAATGCGTTGAATGCAAAACGCAAAACACTGAGCACATCAAGCGCGACATTCTTCATCGCGATCAGATTGCGCAAAAACTCGGTCTGCGCCTGCTTGCCCAGCAATACGTTATTGAGATCCGTAAAGAACCTTTGAATATCCGCAGTAAAGTTGCCGAGCGTGCCTCGCGCCGTGTCGAGTGCTTGCGTGAGGCCCGGAAACACCGCGATAACGGCATCCATCTTGATCGAGTTGATGGTGCCGCGGAACTTGCCCAAGGCGGTTTCGTACCGCTCCATACTGGCCAAGTCTTGTTTGGTCGGAAACCGACCAAACTGATGCATCGCCTGCACGAACTTCGGGATTCCGACTTCGGCGGCGAGCAGCATCGCCTTGGCGAACTTGTTGATGTCGTCTTCGCCAAAGGCGAGCGCGCCGGAGCGGGCCGCCACCGCCGGCTTGATTTCTCTGATTCGCGCCCAGCGCTTGACGTAAATATCTAGCAGCGTGTTGAGCCGGTTTACGCCCTGGACGCTCTTCGTGTTTATTCCCAGAGCGGTAAACGCATTGTCGGCACCAGCCGCAGCCTTGTCCGCATCGGCAACGGCACCGGCGAATTGAATAAACGCGCCGCCGACCTTTTCACCTGCGTTGCCGGTCTGCTCCAGCGCGATCTGGAAGGCGCGCAATGTGTCAATCGGAAACTGCGTGGCGGCCGCGACGTTGCGCAGCTCCTGCATCTGCGAGGTGACATCGACGAGAATATCGACGCCGCGCCGCAGCCCCTCGAATGCCGCGATGCCCTTTAGGCCGCCCTTCAATTGCTCGAATGAACGCGCGGTTTTCTCGGTCGCCGCGGCGATCCGCTGCATCGACTGTTCGCCGATCTTGCCAAGGCTGAGAAAGCCCTCGCGGACCTGCTCTTGGCCGACCAGCTCGATAAATTGCGAGATGCCGCCCGACCGACCGCGCGCCATTATTTATTGCCCTCCAGTGCCATCATGCGCTTGTACAACTCCGGCAGTTCCTGCCGCATCCGCTCGTAGATTTCGTCAAAGTGCAGACGCTGGTGGATCGTGACCGACGAAAGCCCGACAAAGATCGGCACCTTCTGCTTGCGCGTTGCCGCCATGCCGCGCGTCAGCCGCGCCCGTGTGACCTTGCCGGTTGTCCGCCGGCCGCCGCGACCTGCCGCCACGTCGCCCAGCAGCAACGGCGGTTTGCCGGGGCGCTTGACAAACTGCAGCTTGCCGAACATGCGCTCGTAGATCCGCGGCGTCAGACGTTTGCGGCTAACTCGCTGCACGACATGGCTCAGCGGCAGCCACAAATACTTCTTACGGAGCGGTTCGATCGTGCCCCCGCGCTCAAAGATGTTCAGGAACTGCTTACGCCGATAGCCGCGCAAGGATGGCCGCAACGAATAGCCGCCGCGCGGCTTGGCCCGCGCGAAAAACCACTTGGCATTCGATGGCCCGACGACCGAAGCGAGGTCCGCCTGGCCTTGCCGCTGGATTTCCTTTGCGCCTTCGCGGAACGCCTTGGTTGCCGCCCGCGCCATTTGCTGCTGCGCCTCGGTCAGTCCGCGGCGCCAGGCGTTGCGGTCGTACTTGACCTTAACCGCCATTGCGGCTCAGCACCTTGCGCAGCTCTTTCGGGTCGCCCTGCGCCGCGAAGGCGTGCAAGGCCAACTCGCGCTGCTGCTCCAGCTCCATCAGTTTGCCGTCGATAAAGATGACCTGGCTCATGCGGTACGGCGTCCAGCTCATGACCTCATCCAATGAGCCATAGCCGGCACGAGACAGCGCAAGCGCCATCTCGGCTATGTCGTACCCGTCGCCCTGCCAATAGCGCCGGATTCCTCCCCGTCCCCGTCCAGAACCATCTGGACGAAAGGGCGGACAACAGCCCGCGGCAGCGTCAGTTCGGCGATCGCCGCAAGCAGATCGAGCGCCGCCACGCCGGGCAGGCTGCGCGCGTCCGCAAGCTCGCTATCTTTTGGCGCATGCCCGTTCAGCGAGGTGCCGAGCGCGATCATCGTCGCCACGCAATCCGGCGCCTGTGCCGCCAGGGCCGAGCCGTCGAGGCGGTCGAACGAGCCGGTGAGCAGCTTGCCCAGCTCCGGGTAGTCGGCGAGCAGCCGTGCCAGTTCCTCGGCCGTGAGGCCGCGGATTGTGACATCTTCGCCGGCAACCGTGACCGTGCGGTGGAGCTTTTTCGCGATGTCCTTGAGACCGGGCACGCTTATGCCGCCTCCCTCGCGCGCTGCCGGACGGGCGCACGCTGCGCACCGCTTGCCAGGGTCGGCGTCACCTCGTCGGTGATGTCCCAGGTTGCGGTGCCGAACGAGCCGGTCGCATCGATCAACACCTCGGCGGTGATCTCCATCGAGGCCCACTCTTCGCTAATCAGGTTTATGCTGCTGCTCGGCGTGATCGAAACATTCGGCCAATAATACTGCGTCCTCGGGCCTACGTCGTTTTGCCCGACAAATAATAATGCGCCGGTAATTTCGGCCAGGCTGAATATGTCGATCGTGTCCGGGGTGGGCGGTGTCCCGGTCGTAACGTCGCCCATCAGCGCCAGCCCCAGGTTAAACGGATTTGACTCTTCGAGAACAATTCGTACCGTCGCAGATTTCTCGCGGATCACCCGGCGATCTTTCGAACGGACACCGGCCATCGCGCTAAAGTGGTCGAGCATGTCGAGATTAGGTGTCCACTCCACCTCAGGAGCATTACCGAGATGCGTCCAGACCGTGCCGCCGTCGGCACTGAACTTCACGTAGCCCTTGGCGATAAAATAATTGTTGATGTCAGGCGCGGTTGTTGCGAAGGCCATGATTTAACTCCACCGTCCCTGTGATGTCGTTGAGATTGAGCGTGTAGATGAATGTGAAATTCACATCCATGCGCGGCTCTTTCGTTTCCGGCGTGGGTTCGTTGACCGTGCATCCGTCATAGCGAATGCCGCCTGCGGTGCCGGTGAGATCGAGCAGCGTTTGGTCCTGCAAAACCGTGGAGATCAGCCGGCCGCGAAACAGGCTCATCAGCGGGCCGGCGTCGTCGGCAGCGCCGCGCACCAGCAGCCAGATTTGCGGCGTCAGTTGCAGCCGTTGCGCGCCGGAGCGATTGGCCGAAGCTGGCGCGTCGAGGCGTTCCTCGCTGCCATCCTGGACGACCAGCGCCGGGCGGCCCAAAAGCGGCACGTCCAGAACGTTGCGCTTGGCCGAGACGATACCCTGTAGGCTGCCGCAGACCGTTGTCAAACGTGCGAGGATCGCTTCGCGCTTATCCACGGGCCGTGAGATTTACCCGCACGAGAGCGCCGCCGTAGTACAGCGGCGCCACTTGCGTGATGTTCGCCGGGTCGCCATCGACCAGCAGGCGATCATCACGCGAGGGGATGCCGAAGGCGCCCAGCCCACTAGGCGAAACAATGACGACGATCGGCACCACATCGCCCGCTTCGAGATCCTGCGGCCCGCTCGGACGTACTGCCGCCGGGCAGTCGATGCTATCGGTGATTGTCACGGCGCCGGTCGCGGTGTCCACGCTGGTGCGCTGGAGCGTCACGGTCTGCCCGTAGCCGGCGAGGGCCGCGTCCAGGCGGGCGATCAGCGTGTCGGCGTTCACAGGCTGAAGAGTCGGTATGGCTGCAACAAATCGCGCGTGCCCGGCGGTATCGCGCCCGCCGTTGTGCCCGAGCCGTAATCCCCGGCAAATACCTGGGAGAGCACGTCCGGTATCGTCTCGCTGCGCAGTGCCGGATCGCGACCCTCGGCATGGTAGCGCGAGGTCAGCCAATCGAGCGCGGCGGCCTGGATGTCATCGGGAATGGGCTCATAGCCGGCGGTGTAATCCACCGTGATGAGCATACCGGTCCAGCCGTAGGGATCGGCGCCGTCGAGGCGATAGAGCAGCCCGCGGTCGGTGTCGGCCTCATAGTACAGCGGATCGACCGCTACGCCATCTTCGGTGATGGTGGCGAGTGGCGCGCCGGTGATGTCCACCGCAATCGGGTACTGTCGAAGCTGTAATGGCTCGCCAGGGTAGTTGTAGTTGCAGACGTAGCGGAACTGGTCGCGGTAGGACTGCTGGACGAGCACGCGATCGACGTACCGGAATATCCCCTGCGACACGCTCGCGATCTGCGCCGTCAGGCTGGCATCCTGCGATGTGTCGGCAGGGTCGATGCCGAGCGCCGCCTTGGCCTGATCTACCGTGACAAGCGCCATCGATGCCGCCGGTGTCACGGTGCGGCTAATGCGATATTCGGAGATCATCGCAGTTGCGCCAGGACGGCCGCGATCATCTGAGAGAACGGCTGGTAAAAGTCCTGACTGAAGGACCGACCGTCTTCGAACGTCAGCGTTAGCACACCCTCGGAGCTGAGGGTCATTGCTGCCAAGCCCGGGCCAGGTGGTCCGGGCGGGCCGGTAACGGCGTCTCCCCGGTCGCCTTTAGGGCCGGGGGGGCCGGCTTTGCCACGTAGGCTGTGCAGTTTCCAACCGTCTCCCGGGCACGGCCCCGGATTGGCATAACGGGCGACAAAGCTGTTGCCATTGAGCATGACAACGTCAAGCTCCTGGTATTGCTCGGTCTCGACCCAGGTATCGCACACCCTAAATGACCGCCCATCCAAGCCGTCGCGGCCAGGCTCGCCCTTCTCTCCCGGCTCGCCTTTGTCGCCCTTCTCGCCGTCGCGCAGAAACTCCATGCGCTGCGCGATCCGCATCTCCCACGCCGCCAGCGTGTCCTCGCCGTCCGACGTCCACTGAAGCCGCTCTGCCTTCGCCGTCGCAATCCCCTCGCGCAGCTCGGCAAGCGCGGCGGATACCTCCAGCCGAAACGCACGCACCTCGCGCGCCATCAGCGCACCCATCTCGGCGGCCAACAATTCGCTCGCCGTCGGATCACGCGGCAATATCGAGGCTCCGAATAAATGCATCGCGGAACGCAGCGAGTTGGCGCTGTGCATCGGGACTGTCCTGGTTGTCCGGTGCAGGCGTATCCGGCGGCGGCGTGTCGGGTGTTTGGGCTGCCGCAGGATTTGCCGGCGGCGGCTTCATATCCGCGCCATACGACAGCGGCACAACCTGTTGCTGGGTGCGAGGCTCCTTGCCAACGCCGCCCGGAACGGCCGGCAACTCTTCGCTCGCCCGCGCCTCGTCCGGCGAGTAGATGCCGCTGATGACGCCGCGCGCCAGGCCTTCGATGCGCTCGCGGTAAGCGCTGCGCAACAAAGCGCTCGTACTCAATTCGGTGTACTCGTCGGGCGGCCCGTCCAAACGGAATAGCGCGTCAAAGGCAACCTCTATGTGGTTCAGGGTGAACCCCAAGCCAGTACTGAGCCATGCTTGGTTCAAAATCTCCGTGCTGCCATACGTCGTCTCGCCGAGGCCGAGCACTTGCAGCGGGATGCGGTGCGCGAGCGCGATATTCGCCGCGCTCATCTTGAGCAGTTCAGCAAGCTGCGCATCGACCGCAGAGGTAGACAGCGGAAACGGTTTCATCCCGCCGGTCAGGATCAGCGGCAATCCCTCATTCATCCCGCTCAGCCGTTCGCTGACCTTATTGCGCAAGGCATCGGTTTGCTCGAGGGGGAACTTTTCCTCGGTGCCGAGAATGAACGAGCTGCGCGCTTGATTCTGGAAAAAAATAATCTGTTGCTGCAACGCCACATTATGCATGCCGAGGTCCAGGGCCGCCGAGAGGATCGGGCTTTCGCCCTTTAGTGGGTGGCGGGGCGTATGCAGCCGGACGTGCAACACATCGCGCGCCGGCACGGGAGACGATAGGTCGAAACGGCCGTC